CGGCGGCGGCGGAAGCAACCCCTACAGCTACGACGACAGCGCGGGCCTCAACTCGTCTACCGCGCCCCGCGGCGGTGCCGGAGACTATTTCAACTGGGAAATGTCGCAGCTCAACAACAAGGGCATCGGCAGCGACGCGGGCCAGAGCCCCAGCCAATACCAGAACCAGTATCCGGTGGTGGACTGGAACAAGTGGGCCACGCAGCTCACGGCACCCAATGGCGTGTCAAACCAGCAGGCAAACCCGTGGGGGACCAGCGCGGGCTATCCCTACTTCGACAACCCCGCCACTTACGGCGGGCTTCCGGCTGGCGGGTATCAGCCGATGAACAACCCGAGTGCGCAGGCGCTGCTGGGCTACGACCCGCGTGGCGGTGACGGGGCCTACGACCCAGCCGAAGCCATGTGGAGCATGTGGCACCCCGGCCAGCCCTACACCGGCCAGACCCAGACGCCTGCGCAGTATGGCGGCCCCGACACCAACCTCTACGGCTATCCCGGCTCGGGCAGTCTCGGCACCGGCACGGCATTTGGCGGCTACCAGCCGAACACGCCCTACGGTCAGGGCGGCATCGGCAGCGACACGTCGCGGGACGCGCTGGCGTGGCAGCTCGCGCAATCCAGCCCTTGGGCAACGCCCGGGACCCCGGCCAACGGGCCCTACCCGAACCTCGGCTATAACCCGGGCATGTCGAACTACTTCGCCAATCCGACCATGCAGCAGTACGACTGGACCAAGAACAACGCCACGCTGCAACAGCAGATGCAGGATGCACTGAAAACCATCGACGGCGCGACCGGCAACCAGCCCGCGCAGCCTTACGGCGGGCAACTGCCCGACTTCTGGCAGGGAGTGCGGGACTGGACCGGCATGGGCGCGCCGCAGCCGACGCCCGCAGCAAGACCCGCAGAGCCTTGGCTGAACGCCAGCTAGGTGCTACAGTCGTCGCGGGTAAATGGGTTAAACTGAAAAAGCCCCGCCATCACTGGCGGGGCTCTTTTTTGGCCGATCGCTATTCGGCGGCGGCCTCTACCGCCTTGAGTTTGGCGGGGGCCTTCACCGGCAGGTTCAGGGGGACCAGCCCCGTGAAGCAGGCGGCGAACGCGAGGTAGTTCATGCCGTCAACGTAGTTGTCGAGCTTCTCGGGCGAAGCCTTCGACCTCAACAATTTGACGCAGGTCATAATCATCGCGATGTCGCGCGCGGTGACTTCCTTACCCAAGACCACGGTCGCGATAGCCGCAGCCTCGCGAAAGTGCTGGTCGATGCTCTCGGTGTTGTATTCGGCTCCCCGCGCGTTGATAAGCTCGAACGCATGGGAGAGCAGGTCCCCGGGATGGGGCCGCTTGTCGATGCCGGTCATCAGAAAATATCTTCCTTCTCTTTGACTTCGCCGTCGTCGAAGGCAGAAGAGGCTGCGGGGCGTCCGTCGAGGCGCTGACGCCCTTCGGACTGGATGATCTGGAGATGGTTCAGGCCGAACGAAACACCCTTGCGGCCCGTGTGCGTCCACGCAAACGGCACGACGTTGGCGCGCACAAGCTGGCCGCTCCAGACTTCATCGGGGACGAGAATGTCCTGACGATTGGTATCGACCACGCCCGGCTTATTCTTGCTCCACGGCGAAATGTAGGTGTGCCCGGCGTGATAGCCGTCGTAGCTTTTCTCGCCCGCATCGCGGAACGGCATGTTGACGTTCTTCAACGCAACATTATCGCCGAACTCCTTGCGCGCGGCGGCGATGCAGGCGTCTTGCAGGGCTTTGTAGGCGGGGGACTTCTGCTGCGACGGATCGAAGATCAGCGAGCAGGAATAGACGGGGGTGCCGCCTTCGGCGCGAGGCCGGGGAGAGAAAATGTTAGCGAAGCTAAGGGTCGCATAGGGGGTATTGATGGCAGACATGATCTGGTTCCTTTTTCCAATCTAGTAAGCAGGGTTACACTGCGCTGATATCAAACCCCTGTCAAGAGAAAACATCAACATCGTCGAAAGCCGCAGCGGCATGGGTCTGATGCTTCTGGGCGAACGCCTTGCACTCGGTCTTGCGGACGCACCAGCGGCAATGCGCGCCCGCGCTTTCAGTCGGGTCCCCAGCCTTGATGCGCGCCACCATCGGCAGCACCACCTTGTCGCGCCAGTCGCGTAGCTCTCCCAGCGTCGTGACGTGTGAGCGGAGAGGCGGGCCCTCGATACGCGGCTGGCAGATGGTGAGGGTGACGCGCGTGCGCGGGCTCGTAACCATGTGGGTCGACGCCAGCGCCAGCGCGTAGAATTTCAGTTGCGGCCCGTCGGGCTCGACGGCGACGCCCTTGCCGAATTTGAGATCGACAACGTAAAGGGCCTTGCCGGTATGGTCGACGACGCCGCAATCCATCGTGCCCCACACCATGCCCCGGGTGAGGGGGACGACCATGCGCCGTTCGAGATCCACCAGCGCGTCGGGGATCGCCATAAGGCTCTGAACGTGATCGACGTAGGGCCTCAGAGCCCGGCACATGCCGGGGCTCACGATGACCTCGTCGCCCTCGACGTTGATCTTGTCAGGGAGAAAGATATCCCCGTTGATGTTCATTTCGGCAACCGCGTGTGCGGCAGTGCCCTCGCGGGCGTACTTGGACGAAGGACGTACAGCATCCTTCGTCAAAGTGACGCTCGCTGGGCACTGGAGCCACATACTGGCAGAGGACGGCGAGCATGCGGCATGGGCACTCATTTGCTTTGCTCCAGTGCTTGGACCGCCTTAAGCGCCGCTGAAAGCGCGCTACGCGCCTTGTGGTCGATGCCGGTATTCTGACCCCATTGAGCACATTGCAAGAGAGCTTGCGCGGTTACGATCAACAGTTGCTTTTCTTCCGGGGTCACAATTCTTCCTCGATTATGCTGGTCGGCTGGCCCACCATGGTGATGTTGATCGAGCCTTGTTTAAGTCGGCTTACGAGGTAGTCGGCGAAGTCGTCGGCTTTCGCCTTGTTGTCGGCCACGAAGATCAGCCGCACTTCCTTGCCCCAGACTTCGACGCGGGCTTGGTTGCCGAAGTTGGGGTGCGTGAATTGACGATCAGTCATCGGCATCTCCAAGAGCGTCCGCCATGCGTTGCCACGCGGCGCTTGCCGTGGCGTTTACATATATCCGTGACCGGGACCATCTGGGCCAGTTGGGCCTCGGGGCTCGGCGCGGGCCGGGGCATCGGCACGGTTATCTTCTCGATCGTGACCGGGTTGGCAAAGGGTGTCTCGTTCGAGAGGTCGATCATGCGGTTGTTGCCGACCATCGAGTTGCCGTTCAACTGGTAAGCCCGCTTGAGGGCCCAGATCTTGGTGGCCTCGTCGGGGACGACGGGAAAGACGTAGGCCGTCTGGTCGTCCTCCGCGAAAGCGGGGGACGCCAGAAGCGCGAGGAGGATCAAGGCCCTCACGTCAGGGCCCCCTTCGCGATGGCTTCGCTGATCGGGACGAAGGCATCAGGGGGAAGCTCCCGGAAGCTCTTCGCGCCGTTGCCAAAGCGCGAGAGCAGTTCGAACACTTCCGCCTGATGGCCGTTCGCGTAAGCGTCTTGCAGGTCCGCGATGGTCTTCTGGCGGATCTTGACCATTTCGGCAGGGTCGATCGGCTCGGCGGCCTTCGCCTTCTTCGGCTCGGGCTTGTCCACAGGCGGCGGCGCTGCGGCAGCGGCTTCCCGCTCGGCTTTCTTCGCAGCCTTGGCGGCCTGCATTTTTGCTATCTGCGGGTTCACGGTTTTAGCGGGTTTGTCCACCGGCTTAACCACAGGCTTATCCACTGGGGCTGCCGGTTCGTCGAAGAGGTCAGGGCCCGGGCCCTGAGCGCCTACGGATTTAAATTCGTAGGACTCCGAAGGTAACGCGCTACTCTTAGCCTTTTCGGACACGTCGCCCGAAATATTTTCCAGCTTCGCGGCTTCGATAAGCCCGCGCATCTGGACGAGGATATTGTGCAGGTTCGGGCCTTTGATCGTGATCTTCATTGAGTTTCTCCAACAGTTTCGGGGATCTTGGAACGGGCGGCGCTGATGACCCGCATGGTGCGAACCGCCATCGTGCCCATTCCGGGGGTGAAAATGAGCTTGTGCTCAAACACTTTGAGCAGGTTGTGCGGCGGCTTGCGGTCGAAGTGACAGAAGTACGAGCGTTCCTCGCCGTCCGTCACCTTGATAACGAGGTCTTTCTTGTCATGCACTTTTTGTTTCTCCGTGGGTTTGGGCATCAAAGAGAGCGGTAAACTCGCGGGCCTTGCGGACCAAGAGGCTGTTTATCAAGTCGTCGACCGTCCCCGACGCCGAGAGCATGCGGGCCACTACGCCGTCTTTTTGACCAATGCGATGCACGCGGCACGCCGCCTGCGCGTTGTCCATCGGGGTCCAAGAGCTTTCTACGAACACCACATCGCTGCACTTGCAGCGGGGCCCGACGAGCGTGATCGCGGTGCCTGCCGCTTGGATGTTACCGACGAACACGCGGCACTTGGGATCGGTCAGGAACTTATCCACGGCCTGCTCGCGATCACGCGCGCTGGTCTTGCCCGTCAGCACCGCCGGGGAAAAGGCGGCGAGGTTCTGGGCCAAAAGGGCGATAACTTCGGCATGGTGGGCAAAGACAAGGACTTTGCGCTCGGGCGGCAAATTGTCGAGCATGTCGAGGATATACTCCAGAGCCCCGCGCAGCTTCGCCATTCCCAGCATCCGCCGCACCGACATCAGGGCGACGCTCTTGTCGAGCGAAGCCAGCGCCGTCGTCAGGACGTCGAGCCCTGCCGTTGCGCCCTTGTCGGCGAAGAGGCTGGTGATGGTCTTCTCCAGAAGCTCGATATCGCCGCCGGTCAGGCCGCTTTTATCCAGCGGGATCGGGATCTGGTCCCAGAGGATCGGCGGCAGGTCCTGAAAGATATCCTCCTTGCGGACGCGCATGAAGAAGGGGGCGATCAGGGTCTTGAGTTGATCTAGGTTCTTCGAGCCCTCGACTACGCGAATGGGCCGGGACTGCCCGAAATACTTGTGACTTACTTTGCAGAAGCGTTCTTCAAAATCCGCGCGGGTCAGCTTCATGCCCTGCGGCCAGCAGATCGAGAGAAGGGTGTAGAGGTCCCCGGCGTGATTTCGCATGGGGGTGCCGCTGAGGGGCGTGATATCCCCCAGCTTCGGGGCGGCGCGGCGCAGGGCCTTGACGCGGTTGGTGTCCACCGCGTTGTAGGCGTGGGCCTCGTCGATCGCGGTCATGTCGAAGGGCTGCCCGAGGATCAGGGCCGCGGGGATCGGGCCGTTGGTCTGGGACATGAGCCCGTGGGAGACGATGAAGAACTGCGCCGGGCGGGCCAGATCGGAGGCTTTCTCGACCACAATGAACGTGGCCCCGGGGGCCCAGAGGCCGATTTCCCGTTTCCAGACCAGCTTCGCGCTGGCGGGGCAGAGGATCAGCACGCGCCGGGCCCTGCGGACGAGGACCGCCTCGATAAAAGTTCGCGTTTTGCCGATGCCCATGTCGAGGGCGAGGTAGGTGGGGACCCGCTCGGCGATCCGCATCGCGCCGGTATGTTGGTGAGGGAACAGGGGCTTGCTCATTGCTCTTCCTCGAAACTGTCGGCGGCGTTGCCGCATTTGTGACAGGTGATGTAAATGCCGAGGCTCACGCCAAGGGCTTCGTCCCAACGATTATCGACGATGGTGTACTGGTAGCTGTTGCAGCGTTTGCACAGCACGCGGAATTTGGGGTTCTTGCCGTCCCTTTTACCTTGGGTCACGCGAAGATCTCCGGGGTGCGGGTGACGACGCAGCGGACGTAGTACCAGTCGCCGATCAGCAGGGCTTCGGCGCGGTCGGCGTCTTTCTTCCGGTCGAGGTGCTTGTTGTGCTGCGGCCACTTCCGGATAGCCAGTTCCCGGGAGCGTTCCTTGTCGGGGCCCTTGAGCCCGTGGAAGGCTTTCCACTGGGTAGGGGCTACAAGCGTCAGGGGAAGGCGCAGGGCCCCGGCAACGCCGTGGATGATGCCGAGGCCCATCCCGAAATTAAACGCGCTGGTGACGCCCTGCTTGGGCATGGCGTGCACGTTCTCGACCACGGCATGTTCCACCTTCATGTCCTCCAGCGCATGGGCGAAGGCGGTGCTGTCCAGCATACCATTAACGGTTCTTATATCGTCCACGAATACGGGGGTACCGTCGTGGAAGACGGCAACCGCCGCATGGACGCTGCCGGGGTCGATGGCGGCGAAGATCATTTCGGGCCCTGCTCCGGCGTGAGGACGGCGCAGCGCACCGTAATTACAGCCGCTGCGCCCCCTTGGGCGAGAGTTTGGTTCATTTGGAGACAATGTTCTAGCTTGACCACGTCGATGGTCTGCCAAGCCTGCTTGAGGCTGGACCCATTAGGAAAAAACATGGTGATGGTCATGATGACCAGCGTTGTCGCGCTCATTTGTCCTGCTCCAGATAGCTCACTTGCGTTTCCTCCCCTTGTTGCCCTTCTTGTTCAGCCGGAAGTCCCGGACGAGGGCGTCCATCGGATTGTCGATCAGGCCCGCGTCTTGGGCGAGCGAGAACAGCGCCGGGGCCCAAGCCCCGGGAAGGCTGTTGCGCGTCACCCAGCCCTGAACGGTATCAGCCCCCGGCGGGAAGAACCCCTTGGACATGAGTTTCTCGGTCATGGGCCCCACGCCGCCAAGGCGCTCGATCATGTCCCGCACCTTCCAGACGGGCGGTACGGGGGTGAAGATGGTGCGGTCGCGTTTAGGCATTGCTCAGTTCTCCACTAGCTTGACGGTGTAGAATTGGGTGGCTTTGACGAAGGGGGCTACTGCCGCCTCGCCAAAGGCTTCGGTGATGGCTTTGCGATCCAGCGTCTCGCGGGTGCCGGGGTGGATCACGGCGGTATACTGGTCGCCTTTCAGTTCCGCGCCGCACGCCAGTAGCTGGTCGCGGAGTTCGTCGGCACGGGTGGTGAGGATCTTGATCTCTTCACGGACGGCGGCGAGTTCGTCGGCGGGGTGGATGTTGACGAGTTCTTTGGGCATGGGTATCTCCATTGGTCGACGGGGTTTGTAACACGAAAAAAGATATAGTCAACCCCTTTGTTTCGGCGTAGGGTGATCGTCCGCCCAAGCGAGGCGAGACACCGGAGAATGCCCCCATGCCCAAGCCTACCCGCGACCTTCACCTTGATTTCGAAACCTACTGCGACCTCGACTTGAAGAAAGTCGGCGTCCATCGCTACGTCGCGGACGCTTCATTCCGGGTTTTGTGCGTGGCGTGGAAGCTAGACGGGCGCGCGACGCGGTCGGCACGTCCCTACGCTAATGGTGGTTTACCCCCTGACCTGAGAGCGCCGCTGGCGAACCCTGATGTGCAAGGTCACGCTTTTAACGCGGCGTTCGAAACCGCCGTGCTGGATCGTCTGGGGATCTTCGCCGCCAACCCGCTTAGCTGCACCATGCAGAGGGCTCTAGCCTACGGGCTCCCGGGAAGCCTGTCGGCAGCGACGGCGGCGCTGGGCCTTGCTCACCAAAAAGACGCGGCGGGGCACCGCCTGATGCTCAAGATGTCCCGGCCCGCAAAGCCGGGCATGACAAACGTATGGACCCAAGCAGAGTTTAACCTGCTGCTGGACTACTGCGCCGCCGACGTCGAAGCCGAGGCGGCTTTGTCCGACGTGATCCCCGAGCTACAGCCTGAGGAAGCGGCCCTTTCTCGATTGGACGCTGACATGAACGTGTCGGGCGAGTTGGGCATCGACCTGAACCGCGTGGTCAGTTTCGCCGTGGTCGCCGGGGCGGCGGAGAAAACCGACGCGAAGCGTTGCGCGGTCCTGACCAACGGGGCGGTGACTTCTCCCGGGACACAGACGGCAAGGCTTCTGACGTGGCTGTCCAGCAAGATCGGGTTCGATCTCGCCGACACGCAGCGGGCAACCATTGAGGAAACCCTGTTGATCGAGCGGCTGGACCCTGACGTGGTCGAGGTTCTCCAGATCCGCCTTCGCATGGCCCGGGCCTCGAACCGTAAACTGGAGCGAATGGTGGACATGAGTTCGCCGATCGACCGGGCCCTGCGCGGGCAGTTTCAGTTCTGCGGAGCCGGGCGCACCGGGAGGTGGTCGGGGCGGGGGGTGCAGGTGCAGAACCTTCCTCGCGTCCCCAAGGGCTTTGACCCCAACCTGTTCGCCGAGATGGCGGCGGCCTGCTACATACGCGGCGACATGGACAAGTTCGACGCGGTGACACCGGCACCCGTTCTCGATTGTGTCTCTTGGTCGCTAAGATCCTGCCTGAAAGCCGCCGACGACAAGAAAATCTTGTGGTCGTTCGACTTCTCTCAAATTGAAGCGCGGGTGCTGGCGTGGCTGGCGGGACAGGCGGATATCCTCGCGGTGTTCGCGGCGGGCGACGACGTCTACGTCTGGGCGGCGGCGCAGTTCGGGTCCAGTGACAGACAACTAGGGAAGGTGCTGGTCCTCGCTTTGGGCTTCGGCATGGGGGCGACCAAGCTGCGGGAAACCGCGCTGAAAGCCTACGGCGTGCGGCTGACGGAGGGGCAGGCGGAGAAGTTCAAGACCGGCTGGCGGGCGGCGAACAGCATGATCGTGCATTTCTGGAGCGAAATGGAAGTCTACGCCAAGCAGGCGATCCTCCAACCGGGGCGGGTGTTCGCGGTCGGGGGCTCAGGCATCGCGTTCGTCTGCACACCCAAAACCTTGCAAATGCGGCTCCCTTCCGGGAGAGTTCTCTACTATCACAAACCGAGGCTCGACCATATGACCGGCAGCATCGTCTACTGGGGCCCCGAGGTCGGCGGGCGCTGGGTCGAGCAACGGACGTGGGGCGGCAAGCTGGCCGAGAACGCGACGCAGGCGGCGGCCCGGGACATCATGTCGGAGGCGATGCTTCGGACGTTTCGGCGGCACGGGCAGGTGCCGTGCATGACGGTCCATGACGAGTTGGTCTACCCGCTGGCGGACCCAAAAATAGCAGAGATTTTCCTGCTCGGCACGATGCTGGAGCCGCCGCCTTGGGCAGGCGGATTGCCGCTGGCGGGGGAGCACAAAATCATGCGGCGGTATGGTGTTTCTGCCACGCTACAAGGGGTAGCTGTTGCAAAAACGCCCTGACAGGCGGATCATGACAATCCAAAGAAAACGGCCCTTCGCGGGGGACGCGGAAGGGCCGTAAACGCTAATCACCAACCAGTGCCAACCGATAGGAGATTACACTGTGTCAACGTATACAGACGTTCAGAAGTTCCTCCAAGCAGTTTTTCCCGACTGGCAGCAGCGGGCCTTTTTCGCCCAAGCCAACTTTCCCAAAGATTTATGGACGCAGACCCGGGACCTGACGAAGCTGGACCCGGCGAACGACTGCTATGTGTCCATCGCCGCGTTCGGACCCGGAGCGGCACGCAAGAAGGCGGAAGCCTTGGAAGTCGTGTTCCTCGCGGTCGATGACGTCGGCACCAAGGTCCCGGAGGGTATGATCGAGCTGGCGCTGGGGGCCCCAACCAAGGCGGTGCAGACGTCGGCGGGCAATCAGCAATGGTTCTATCGGCTGTCCGCGCCGATTGCGGTGGCGGACTGGGATGCGTGGATCGCCGGGGTCGAGAAGCTGGTCGGCGTGGACTTCGACCAGAACTCGATGGAGGCGGTGCATGTGTTCCGGGTGCCGATGGGGCTGAACACCAAGAAAGATCGTGGCATGTTCAGAGTTCACGAAGTCGCGGCACGGGACAACCCGTCGGTGGTGCTGGATGTCGCGTCGATCGCGCCGGTCCACGGCAAGGCCGCGAGGCCCGGGCCCTCTCCTGCTGGCGGCGGGGCGGAGATCAAGCTGGGGCTCGACGATCTCAGGACCCTGATGGGTTGGATCAAGAACGACATCAGCGACCGTGGGGCGTGGGTCAATACGGTCGGGCACGGGCTCAAGGCCCTATGTGAGAACGACGCGGACGGGTTCATGGTGTTCGACGAGTGGTCCGACGTCGAAAAGACTGCGGGGTATAACCGAAAGACATGGGATAGCCTTGGGGCGGGAGGGCTCCTGTCCCGGGCGGGGAAACTCAAGGCGTTGGCGCAAGCCGCCAATCCTGATGGGTTTGCGAAGATGTTCGCGCCGCTGGTGTTTGACGATGGTGACGTCCCCCCTCCGGTCCCGCCGGGACCGGGGGCGGTGAAGTTCAAGCGCGGCAAGCACGGTGAAATTCTTACGACGAAGGAGAACGCGGAGTTGGGGTTGGTGGGGCTCGGCGCTGAATGCTCCTATGACGAGTTTCACCACAGGATTTATATCCGGCGCGATGAGAAGCTGACGGACCATGCGGTGCTGCTGCTGCGGCACGAACTTAGTAAAGCCTACGGCAAGGACTTCGGCACGGTGAATGTCGGGGACGCCGTGGTGACGCTGGCGCTGTTGAACGGGTTTAACCCAGTGACGGACATGCTGGGGAAGGCCGAGGCGGCGTGGGACGGCACAGCACGGCTGGACCGACTGGGGCCCGATTACTTTCATACCGAGGACACCGAGCTGGCGCGGGAGTGTTTTCGTAAGGTGATGATCGCGGCGGTGCGCAGGGCCCGGAGGCCCGGGTGCAAGTTCGACCAGATCCTCGTCATGGAGAGCCCCGAGGGCTGGGACAAGTCGTCGGCATGGGCGGTGCTGGCGGGGAGTGAGAATTTCAGCGACGCGGACATTCTGGGCAAGGACGCGAGAGCCGTGCAGGAAGAACTGGCGGACATCTGGATACACGAGATTGCGGATCTATCGGGACTGACGCGGGCCGAGGTCGAGCACGTCAAGGCTTTTGCTTCGCGGACCAACGATCGAGCGAGGCCCGCCTATGGGCGCTATCTGGTGGATCAACCGAGGCAGTCGATCGAGGTGGGGACGACCAACTCAGATAGTTATTTGTTGTCCACTACAGGCAACCGGCGGTTCTGGCCGTTCCGGCTGGGGGCCCGGGTCGAGCTGGCGCGGTTGAAGAGGGACCGGCTCCAGTTGTGGGGCGAAGCGGCAGCGGCGGAGAGCAAGAAGGAGACGCTGGTACTGGATGAGAAGCTGTGGGGAGCGGCGGCGGTGGAGCAGGAAGACCGGCGGGTGATCGACCCGTGGGAGGACGAGTTGGCGAATTTGCCCGACACGGTGGTCAAGGACGCGGGCGGGGTGCAGACCGTCACCAACGTAGCGATCCATGACCATCTGGGCGGGCACCGGGGGGCGCAGCTTAATGGCGCGTCGGGGCGGAAGATTTCAGAGATCATGAAGCGGTTGGGATGGGAGCGAACGAAACTCAAAGACGCAGTAGGTAAAGAGGTACGGGGATATAAGCGAGGGACAGATATATTTGGACCTGTCGTGGGATCTGTCCCGAAAAAAGTCTTCTAAGTTCAGTATGTTATACAGGTAGACAGATAAGACAGATAAATCAACTATGAGTTATAATATAAAAGAGCTTATAGGGGTAATAGGGGAAACCTGATTTATGTGTCTTTATCTGTCATCTGTCGGGAGACCGCTGGCGTGCCGTATTGAAACTTAACCCTGATGGAGTGCTGAAATGGATGCCATATCACCAAGAACGATCAAGAATGACGTGCCGTTTTCCGTGACTGTCGGGGGAGGCCCACTGCCGGAGCATATGGAAATCGAGTTTAGTACCTCAGGCTTCGAGGGAGGTGACGGCAGCACCCATGAATTGGTGTTTACATGGGGTGGAGGGGGCTTCGAGCCGGAAATCGCGGCCAACGGCCTGCGCCTGAATGTTAAAGGCGACTGGGAGCTTGGGGGTATGCTGGATGCGCTTATTGCCCTCGGCGATCATCTGCGGGTGTATCGGCAAAATTCCGGTCGATCCTTAATTGAAAACC